TACCTTATAGTGAACACACTTATCAACAAGCACCCTATCAAGAGATTGACAAAGAGGCATATGATCTGTTACTATTGAGTATGCCAAAGAATATTGATTGGTCTAAGTTGAGTGAGTATGAAGTAGAAGATAACACCTCTGGTATGCAGACGATGGCCTGTAGTGGTGACACTGGCTGTGAAATCGTGGATATTTAATGGGACGTAAGAAGCCCTTAGAAGGAAAAACTTTCGGTACCCTTACTGTTCTAGGGGTATCGGAGGTTTCAAGGAATGGTCACTACCGATACCGCGTCAGATGTATCTGTGGTAATGAGAAGACTGTACTAGGTACGCACCTTATTGGCGGGAAAACTATCTCTTGTGGATGTAAGAAAGGTGGTCACAAGAATTGGAAAGGTCATGGGACGGTATCATCCACGTACTTTACCTCTGTAAAACGAGGTTCTGAGGGAAGTAAAGGTAGGAAGCCTATAGAATTTAACCTTACTATTGAATTTGCTTCTAACCTCTTAGACAAGGTACAGCGTGGAAACTGTGCACTCTCAGGACTACCAATCAGCATCTATGACAAAACAGCCTCTCTTGACCGCATAGACAGCTCTAAAGGTTATGTCGAAGGCAATGTACAGTGGTTACATAAGGATATAAATATGATGAAAAGAGCTTACTCACAAGAGTACTTTATACACCTCTGCAAACTCGTATCAGGGGATAGCTGCGAGATTGTTGACTTGACGTAACATTAACCCGCTTAGTGTACGTTTGATATAACATTAAGGGTGTCCGAAGAGAACTGTACATTTTGGACACCCAATAAAGGAGACTGAATGAGGGATATTGACGATCACGGAAAGTGTGTGCATTGTGATTTTGATTTAAACGGGGAGAGAATTTACGAGTACCTCTTAAAAAAGTATGAAGGTGACTGTCAGAAGGCATTAGATGTAGCCTCTATGTACGGGGCAGTCCCAGATAGAGGTAGGTTTGGTAAAGAGATCTACGTAAAAAGTTACGATACAGAGGGAAACAAACTACCACCTTACTTTCAATGCCCTGAGTGCGGGGAAAAATGTTATGACATTAACAAAGGAGTTTAACCCAATGTTCACAATAATTAGTAGAAATAATTGCCCATACTGTTTGAAGGCTAAGGAACTTCTCTCAGGTAATGGTATCTTTTATAAGGAGTTTAATATTGAAGAGACAGAACACAAGTGGTTACTCGACCTAGTAAGGAAGGCAGGGGTTAAAACAGTACCTCAAATCTACGATATGTCTGGTCGATATGTTGGTGGATACACAGAACTCAAAGACCTAATTGATAGTCTAGAAGGAAACTCCCCATGAAAGATGTTACAGTTGTAATTACCACAGGTTGTGACTTTTGGTCTATAGATGTTATGAACCCCGAATTTGACAGGGTACTCTACAGCGACTACTGGTCCCATGACGATGAAGAAAGTGGTGTGGGTGGAGAAAGAAATTTCTCTAAACTCTTAGAGTACCTCGGCCACCAAGTAGAAGTACAAGACTCCTATTAATAGTAACCTAGAAGGATAAACAATGTCACGTCAGCAACCCAAGGTTAAGACGGAGCGAGTAGTAACTAAGTTTGATAAGGCTAAAAAGTCTATTGAATTGGTAGCAAAGAACGACAACCAAGACTTCTACATAAAGTCCCTACGGACTAAAGATCAGGTGGTAGTCTTCGGTCCAGCAGGTACAGGTAAAACCTATGTAGTAGCGACAGAAGCAGCCTCTCTGTACCACACTAAAGGTATCAGTCGTATCATCATCACTCGCCCTCATGTAGCTGTGGGTAAAGAGGTGGGGTTCCTTCCCGGTACACTAGAAGAGAAGTGTGCTCCTTGGTCACTACCAGTAATTGATGTACTAGAACGACACTTGGGTAAGGGTGTAGTTGAAACAGGACTAAAGAATGGGAACATTGAGACCGCCCCTCTAGCCCTTATGCGTGGTCGTAGTTTTGATAACTCTTTCGTTATTGTAGATGAAGCACAGAACATTACTCTGCAGGAACTTAAGATGGTATTAACTCGTATTGGTGAAGGTTCTAAGCTAGTTCTTAATGGTGATATCCAACAGTCTGATCTTAAGGAAGGTGATGGGTTGACTAAGATTATCCACTTGATTAAGAAACACTGCCTTGATATTCCTATTGTTGAGTTTGGTATTGATGACATTGTAAGGTCTGGTATTACTAAGGAATGGGTAAAGGTATTTACCTCAGAAGGTATTTGACAAGGGGTATTATTATGTGGTATAATTCACCATGAGTATTTACGACGACATAGACCCCTTTGATATCTTTATGAGTAGCCTAGCTCTTGGTATTGTATCTGGACTTGACATAGAGTCTTTCTGGATTGCTTGTAACTTATCAGAGGATGCAGCCCAATTCGATGTAGCAGTTCTTGCAGCTTGCAAACTTGACGAAATAGTGGAGGAACACAGCAATGATAAAACCTAACTTTGACTTACTCATCGGTGGTCAGGTGGTAAGAAAAGTCTATCTAAACCATGTTACTGGGAAAATCATAGACGAATTAGGTTATGACTACCCTCAACCTAGATCAGACAAATTCTGGAATGACTATACCTTTAAACCTATCTCAGAGAGTGATCAGGAACCAGAAGTGAAAGACAACGTAAACAACCCCTCACACTACGGGCAAGGCTCTATTGAAGCTATCGACTATATTAATGATATGCTTACAGAAGAGGAGTGGATTGGCTACCTTCGTGGCAATATCGCAAAATACATGCACCGCTTCCGATATAAGAATGGAGTAGAAGACTTGGAGAAAGCACAATGGTATCTTAACAAACTAATCGAAACACAAAAGGAAAACGTATGAAACATTTCTTAGCAACTATCTTTTTTATCTTCGTATCTACAACAGCAATGGCAGATAGTAAGCAAGAGAAAGACTGCACAGTACTAGCCAATGAAGTAGTCAAACCACTTGCTGAACAAAGGGATTACGGTATGCCACCTCAACAAGCTATCCAACTAATGATGATGGCTGGTGCTCCCCCAGAGATTGCAGTACGTATTGCAGAGTATATCTACATCCTGCAGGAAGATAATTCACCAGAGGTAGTAGCTGAGGAGTTCTTCAAGGATTGCGTAGGACAGGGAGCATAGATGCCAAGAAAAAAGAACCCTTCGGTCAGTAAGATCGAGATTGAGGAAGAAGCTAAAGAATTTATCAAGGGACGACAAGAAGAAGTTGAACTTGGTAAGATGTTTAGCCTAAGGGAGTTTCATGCAGGCATGGCATTATCAGGGCTACTAGCAAGGAGCAGAGGGGTAGTCCCCATGTCAGAGTTAAAGAGAGAAGCCTATGAGTGGGCTGACTACATGCTAAAAGGATAAAAAAAAAGACCCCCAGAATAAACTGGGAGCCTCTCCTCAACTAGCCCTCAAGTGAAAGCTTGGGGGTTTTTCTTTATCTACGCTTAGTCCACTTACGAGAGTCCAGAGCATCTTTAATAGTCTTCAACTCATAGTAAGAAAGATCAGACAAGTCATCAAACCCTAACTCATCCATAACATTCTTTCTTGTGAGAAGGTTCCCCGTACCTTCAATCTCCATACGAAGTAGGGCTTCTCTATCTCCGGGATCAATATCTCTAGACATAACAGTCTTTACACGTTGGACATTCTTTTTAGCAAATTCATCAAAGATTAGTTTTCTCTCCTCTTCATCACCCTGCCTGAACCTGTCATTCTTTAGAAGAATTTCTGCACTTCTTTCATTTAACTTACTAAAGAGTTCATTGTAGCGGTTCTTGCCTTTAGCATCCTGTATCTGAACACGAGCCTTCCAAGTTGGAATACCCATAAGATTATACACACGGTCAAGACTAGATGGCCTTTGTTCCCTCACAGTAGAGATAAATTTAGTAGCTTGTATGTCAGGTTTACCCTGTGTCCGAGAAAATTTCTGTGGGTAATCCGCAATACCCAGAGACATGATGATCTGATCCATATACTTGAAGGAGTCATTCATCACCTTATTGCCTTGGTTACGATCAGGAAGTTTGTAGTCTTCACCACGAGCAAGGCCTACAGCAGCATTAATTGGGTCCAAGAAACGTGTACCAGCACTGACACTTTGAGACGTAACTTTACCCGCCATAGCAGACAACAACCCTAGTACATCATCACCTTCAGCACCCAGAGCAGCGTCAATAAATTCTACTATGGATTTACCACTAGCATCTACGTTACGTGTAACCTGAGTAAGGAATTGATCACGGATCATAGCAGTGACTTCACCGGGAGGGGCTTCTCCACGCTTCTTGTGTGCAACCAAACGTGCAAGAGCCTTAGCTGCCCCATAAGGGAAGTCATAAGTGCTATCAGTCACTGCACCTGTGTCATCTGGTTTCTGGAAGACAGACAATCCTAGATCAATAGCTCTTTCTTCCTCTGGGACCAAGAAGGCAATACCAGTAGCAGTGACCATAGCCCTTGCTATCAACTCTTCATTAGAAGTGGTGAGGTTGCTCTTCCCTAACACCCTAAGCCCTAAAGACAAACCTGAGTTATCTGCAAAGAAGGCCATAGTGTTGTTGAAGAAACGACCAAAAGGTACAAGCATACCAAGTCCGGGGATTTGACGCATATCCTCAATAAACCCAGCAACCTGACCCACAGGAGTAGGGCCTTTATGAGACTTAGAGAAGATAGTCTTCATCGTGTCGTCAACTGACTTAGCTTCAATAATAGCAAACTCTTTAGTAGCCATTATGGACCTTGCATCTGACTCCCTCATAAACTTACTGTAGCCCTTGCCATAGTGTTTACGGAGGTTCTTATCCATCTGAGTCAGAAATTCAATAGACTTGGTATAACTGTCTTGTGCAGTCACCCCAGTTAGTAGTTGTGCGAAATCAATAAACTCGTCAGTCTTAGAGCCTAAGATAGTCTTGTTCAGATCCATGCCATCTACTACTTTAGAGAGATCCTCCACACCACCGGGATGGACTCTTAGCAACTCTTTCATAGCTCCCGGTCTAGCTTGAGCGTACATTTGGAACTCATCAAAAGTAGTGTTTGCATCAACAGTATTTCTTAGTTTGTAAATGGTATTGTGCCAAACATCTTTCAATCCCTTAACTACCTCTGCTTTTGACTTCTTTCCTACCATCATTTGTGCAGGATTCAAGAGAGCAGCAATGGTAATATCAGAGAAACTATTCATGGTAGAAGCAACACCATAACCTTTGATGTTCAAAGCTGTGGTAGATGGGTTAGTTACCAGCAGACGAATAAGCCTGTTCTGGATACCTTGAATTGTGCCTTCAGGAGCACCCAACCTAGTTGCCAACCAGTTACTACCTTCACCTACAGCCTTCTCTACTTTAGTCCCCCTCACAACCTTATTCCCGTTGATAGTCAAATCAAGGAACTCGCTGAGGGTTACTTTCTCAATATTCTCTCCAAGCATGTGAGAAGTGATACCAGCAGCACGAAACTTCTCCCCCGCCTTAGAGTAACTTTTACGAAACTCTTTAGCAAAATCTTTTTGAGTCATCCCTTTAAATTTACCAAGGTCACCACCAAGGTAAGTCTTAAGGTTGCCCATCATACCTCGAAACTCTTTAGGGTCAGCTTCTTTAATTGTATCAGCCAACCACTTAGTAATCTGGTCGTCCTTATCAACTTTCCTAAAACCATAACCCTGCTCTAGCAAAGACTGAGCCAACCCAGATGTACCATCCTTGTCGTTTCCAAGCAAGAATCTAACCCAAAAGTCTGCACCTATCTCCATCTGATCTTCGGGGTAGTCTTTATTCTTTGGGTAGTTTGTTCTCTTAGGAGATTTAGATTTCTTGCCAGTCTTTACCTTCTTACCAAATTGAAGTTCAGAGAGTCTCACTCCTTTAGGGTCAGTCTTTATAGCCTCTGGTCCAACAGCCGCACCCTTCTTTAGAAGTTTACCACCTGCAGCAATGCCACCCATCATTACAAGAGAGCCAATAGCAGCAATACCAGTATTCATTTGGTAGTACTCGTCCTGTACCATTGTACGAAGCATAGAATCTTGATAAACATAGTCAGCACCAGCAGCAGCTAGTCCATCAAAAGTACCAACAGCCACAATCTCTTTAAGTGCAGTACTATTCAAAACCTTTTTAGTTACACTACCCTTAATAGATTCTTCGAAAGCCACTCGTTTAGCTAGATCAGCAACTTTCTTAGCTGTAAACTTTGAAGACTCTTCTGCAAAGATTTTCCCTGCAGCCTTAATAGCAAGCTTTTCTGAACCAGTCTTAATCAACTCCTTTTGAAATGATTGTTTGGCTGCAATTTGAGCGGTCTCAGAGACAACCTTAAGACCCCCAGAAGTTACTATTTTACCCACACCAAGACTTAGAAGGTTTACTGGGTCAAACACAACAGACCTGAGAATATCCCCCACTGCACCAGCCTTCTCACGCAGGGTAGTGTCCCCAAAGACCCCTTCCATATTATGGTAGAGTGCATAGGCTTTCTGGGCATTCTTCATGTCCTCACCTTCAGCACCATTAAGGAAGGCCCATTCACTTGCTACACGAACGGTGTTAGTTGAGGCAAAACCACGCATATTATTCAGGTAAAGGTTAATCACCTCATCCTGATCCATTTCGTTAATATGGGTACCCTTACGAGACACCATGTAGTCTTTGATAACCTTGTAGAATGCAGGGTCTTTAAAGTCATTCTCAGAGTAAGACTCTGCATTGACGACAGGAGCACCCTCTTCATCAAAGGTGACAAGAGAATCTACTGGTTCTGACGATAGAGTTCTTTTAGGGGGGCTACTACCCACCATCTTATCAAAGATTTTATCTTCTTCGCTGAGTTCTTCTTCCTCAACCATGGGGAGATCATCAAGTGCAGTTCCCGTATTCCCTTCAGAAGCTGTACCCATCATCTTATCAAAGATTTTATCTTCTTCGCTAAGTTCTTCTGCCAGTGGAGTAACTTCAGTACTTTCTTTTAAGGGGTCACTAGTTATGCCCATCATCTTATCAAAGATTTTATCTTCTTCGCTAAGTTCTTCTTCCACTTTAGTACCTTTCAAACAACCAAGGTCTCTCTGCCTTCAATCTATCAACTCTATCTTGTTTAAGCTTGCCACTATTAATTAGTTTTAAGTAAACTTGGTCTTCCATCCCAGCATCTACAAGGGGTAATGAACTAATAGCAGGAAAATACGGGCTATCCTGTAGTCGTTCTGCTGCTGGTGCTGCAAACATCCTATTTATCTTATAAATTGCTGACTCATCCCCATTGGAAGCAATATTTAACAGTTTCTGCACAGGGTGGTTCTCTCTCTCAAAACCTTCTAGGTGAGATAGACTTTCCATAGCAAGCTCTTGAGCAGTAGTAGTAAACTCCTCTCTTGCTAGTTTAACCTCTTGAGAGGCATACTCATCTTTGAGTGTACCTGCAATCACAACTTGAGACTCAGGTCGGCTTGGTGGAGTTAATCCAGCGATTGCATCCACATATGCTTCTGGGTCAGAGGTATCAATACTTTCAATATCTAGCATTTCAATAATACCCGAATTACCCGGAGAGCCAACTATCGTAATCCCGTTAACAAACTCTTCGGGTGTGTACACCCTATCACTACTATTCCAGATCTCTAACGCCTGTTTTGCCCCATCTGGGTACTGTTCAGCAGTTTTAAGCCATGACTTACCCGCAGGAGTTTCTGCGTAGTCCCCTAGAACGGATCTAAGTGCTGAAGGTGCTAAGGAGTACTCTTCAGCTTTACGTTGCGCTACCAACCTTTGAGCCTCTAACTCAAGAAGTTTTGTAGTCCTAGAATCACCCAACTGCATCTTGTAAAATTCTAGTTTGTCCTTTTTATCTTCAGCCCTCTCAGACTTACGAAGTTCAACCTCTTCTTTACGAGCACCCTCACGTTCTTTCCTTTCGGAAATCTCACCGTAAGCCCTAGCTACACCTTGAAAGAAACCCATCTTATTGACCCCTTGCCATCAAGCCCTTCTTAGGCTCTTCCATCATTACTTCTTCTTCCATTGGCATTTCTTCAGAACCTTCATCCTCGAAGAGATACTCATCGGAACTTTCTTCTATGTCGTCACGATTAAAAGGTTCTGGCTCCATGTCCATACCCTTAAGCATCTTCTTAGCTTTCATTACAGCCCGCATATCATCAGACTTCTTACGATCCTTATCACGAGAGAGACCTTCATCAAACTCAATGTCAAGGGCTTCAGCAGTCTGCTTAATGTATTCATGTACGACAGGAGCAGCTAAGAGTCCAAGATCAATAGAATGGATACCATTAGCTACAGCACTACGCATAAGGCCTTTGACAAGAGTGTACAGGTCAACAGCTTCAAACTCTAGTGCATCCAATACAGCATTCATACGATCCTCATCTTGAAGTCGCATAATGTGCATCTGGATTACTTCTTCTGGATCAACCATCTCTGGTGGGCGTTCCCAAGCATGTGCTTTAGGTGCTCCAGTAAGGGACTCTCCGGGGATTGGTGCGTTCATCGTTCTTATCCTTATTGTGTCCTAGGTGCGTAACCTACACTATTAGCGTAACGTGCAACACGCTCTTTTCTATGCTTTTCTGCAGGACGTAGGAAGTTAGTGACAAAAGCTGCACCAGCCTCTCCAGCAGTCTCAGTAGCAAAGAGTTTATCCTTAGCAGACTTTTCAGCATTATCTAGTTCCCAGAGTAGAAAGTCCAGTTGGTTATCTGTAGACCAATCATCACCGTAACGCTCTTCGAAATCCTCTCGCCTACTACCAGTCAACTGATAATAACCTTTACCTCTTGTACCATGTACGTTAGGTTCTGCCTCTACGATATCCGCTTTAAAGCCAGATTCGTCTTGGAAATTCATCATGATACCCTGTGCGACATGTTCCGGAAAACCCCGTTTAAGTAGGCCTTGGTAGACCTCTTCCTGAGTCTCACCTTCAGACACCTGTGACCTACCTCTAGGACGAACCATAGAAGTTACCTCATCAGAAGTCTCTGCAAGCTCTTCTGGGGTAGGCTCATCTGGACCCAACTCTTTTACTTCTTCTTTCTCAGGTTGCATAGCACGGATAAAACCCATGTACTTACCTTGTACATCTGTATCTTCTACTTCAAGAGGTGTGATATCTGCACGACTACCTAGACCAGACCTACGTTTCCCAGAGGTTGCTTCCTCTACGATAACATCCGCTTGGTTCCTAAGATCATGCAAGTTTTTTTCGTAATTCATCTTTTAATCCTTAACTCCAAAGAGCTTTACCAAAATCAAAGGCTTTGCTGACCAATTGGGTTACCATATACCCCTTAGCTTCATCTTCTGCATTACCTTGTTGCCACTGAGCGAGTTCAAACTGTTTATCAGCCAGTAGCATTTGTACTTCACGATCAAGACTAGACTCAGAAGAGGTAAAGGCAAAGGCCATAAGGTCTCTCTCCCTCTGCCACAATTGTTCTAGTGCTGCACCAGTGAAGGCATTAGCTGTTTTAGCTGCTTCCATATTAGCATCGTTCTGGGTTGCAGTATTAATAGTAGCAATGTTCTGACGCCACTGTGCATTAGACTGAGCAATGACAAGACTATTAGTAGCATTAAACCTGTCACGCATATCTTTCATCTGAGCATTAAACTGTTTAGCTGCGTTCTCTGAGTCTACGTTAGACTTGTTGATTGCATTGATCTGGCTGGCATTAAAGCGAGAAACACTCTCTTCCAAAGATGCAAAGAACTGGTCAGTCTGGTTCTTACTAGAAGCGTTAAATTGCTTTCCAGCATTCTCAGCAGCTTGATCACTAAAGATACCAGCGAACCTTTGCTGTGCCTTAAAGATAACAGTTTGTTGCTCGTTTGTCAAGTTCTGAAGTTCGAACTGAGCAGTAGTACTTGCATCTTGCATGGCGATAGGAAGAGCAGACTCCATTGCAGCTTGTACAATAGCCTGACCAGCCATAGAAGAAGCACCAAGACCACGAGCACTCATCTTAGACATTGCTGCCCGCATAGCACCCGAAGCCCATGGTGGAGTACCATCGTTCTCAAAGTCCTCCATGAGAAGCTCTAGCTGGCCCCGTACAGTGCCTAACTCAGATACGGTACCCTTAGCCGCCTCAAGGTCATTAAGCTCTTGCTGTACCTGATCTGAGACCTTGGTTACGTCTACTGTGTTAGTATCTGTATTTTCTGGGAGGTCTGCAGTAGCAGTGTCAGTGATCAGAGAAGGATCAACAGTGGGAGAACCAGTGACTTGTCCTGTAGCAGGATCAATGATTGTCCCCGGAGTCTCAGTCATCATAGCTACATCAGCAGTAGTTACATTAGCTGAAGGGTCAGCATAAGCATCAGCAACCATCTTCTTCTGAGCATTCAAAAGATCTTGGTTCATCTGGAAGTCTGTGTACTCTACATTCTGCCTTTCAGAACCTTGAGCCATCTTATTAGCAATGTCCTCTAGGGACATATTATTACGAAACTGTTTCATCCAAAACTCTAGGCCAGCCTCGTCTGGATTACGTTGGAACAGCTCTCGGTAGATTCTAGTTATTGAATCCTCAGCGTCTTTAAACTCTCCCTCTTTCTCTGCCACCCAGTCAGTAATAGGTACACCCGAGTCTTCGAATGCTTTAATTTGTTCCTCAGAGGGCAACATACCATACAATTTAAGGTACTGAGAGTTAAAGCCCTCACCAAAGTAGTTTGGATCAGTTAGAAGTTCTTCTCTGACTTGCTCAGGGGTAAAACCATTACGAAGCATCTCCCGAAAAGGTTCCATCTCAACATCGTTTGCAGTGAAACGACCAATAGTGTCCTTAAAAATCTTTTCTACGTTTGTAGTAATCTCGGTTGTGAAATCTTGACCTTCAGCGGTTTCCTTGAAGATCCTCTCCATTTCCTCGGGCTTGAAACCAGCATCTAGTTGTTGTTGCCAGAACTTAGCACCTTCAAGATCAAGTGGTTTATCTGCACCGTAATACTTAGAGTACAGATTGTTCAAAGTGCTGTAGTCAGGAAGGGTAGTGACATCAGATACAGAAGAATAATCGGTAACACTACCTGTAGTTCCACCTGTAGTAGTCTTTGCAGCTTCTGCTTCAAGGTTAGCTTTCAACTGGTCTTCTGTATAACCAGAACCCATCTGCTGCACCCAAAACTTAGCACCTGCATCATCTACTGGACGACCTAAAATATCTTCGTAGAGTTTGTTGATTTTAGTGTAGTTGGGGTCAGTCTTATATGCATCAGGTTGAGTTACACTACCTGTAGTAGTACCTGTAGTAGTACCTGTAGTAGTACCTGTAGTAGTACCTGTAGTAGTACCTGTAGTAGTACCTGTAGTAGTACCTGTAGTAGTACCTGTAGTAGTACCTGTAGTAGTACCTGTAGTAGTACCTGTAGTAGTACCTGTAGTAGTACCTGTAGTAGTACCTGTAGTAGTACCAGGGAGTACTGTTTGTACCCCTGCCGTTCCAGTGTTTGTACTAGTAGATCCTGTACCAGCATTGTTCGTAGTAGTAGTGTTCTGAGTATTTAAGAGGTTAGTAGGGTCAGCTTCAAAAGTAGACTTAATCCGATTAATATCATAACCGCTGTTAATCTGATTCTGCCAGAAATCAAAACCCGCCTTATCCTGTTCAGGTGTGCGACCAAAATTTGTCTGATAAAGGTCTACCAGTCTTGGATCGTATACAGCACCACCTTCAGCAAAGCCTTGAGGGGCAGCAGGAGAAGCAGTAGGGGGTTGACTAAGAGTAGCAACAGCTTTATCAAAGGCTAGGAACTTCTTAGCAGCAGCAGGGTTAGTTTGAAGGAAGTTCTTCATACCTTCTTCACCCGCTGGACCTGCATAACCCATACGAGATAGAAGCCTGTGTTTTTGGTCTGTCGAGAAAGTCATTCTATCTCTTTCCTTATCATTGTATTAGTGCCACTTCCAAAGAGTGACTGCAAAGAACATAGTTAATCTTGTAGATGAACTCACACCTGAGACTTTAAGTGCTGCTTGAAAGACACCACCAGCAGTAGGTCTATCCCATCCAGCCTTTAGCATGTGATCATGAATAGCCGCTGCTTTAAGGTACTTAGGGTTATGGGGACTTAGTATGAACCTTAAACCTCTTGGTATGGATACATCAAACTCAAAGCCACTTGGTACGACATAAGTAAAGTTACTACCTAGTTTACCTAAGTCAAAAGAAATTGGTTCTGATGAAAGGTATTTAGTGCCTCTTAGTCTTATACACCATTCCTTGTCTTTTGTAAAGTCACTCACTGTAAGCAATAACATCTGCAGGAGTATTATCTACAACCGCTTGGGCTGCTGCACGTTCTGCATTATCAGTCTCAATAAGAGGGTTTGGCACCATTTCCGTTCCTGTAACTTCGCCTGTCTCTGGGTCTGTTACGTCTTGCTCAACTTCTGCGTCAAGAGGTTCAATGGCTGCTGAGACCATAACGCTTTCTGTGATCGGTTCGCCTGTCTCTGGGTCAAATTCACCTGTTGGCTGGTCTTCCCAAATCTCTGCTTTGCCATCTGCCAAGACGTGTTGTGTCAGACGTGCTGTGGATGTCCGGTAGGCGGCAAGCTGTGCATTGAAACTATTGAGTGCCAAGGTCTCTTGCAGGTCAGCATTAAATACAGTCAGTGCAGCAATAGCAGCTTGGGCTTTAGCACTTGTTGGGTCCACCATGATGGCAAACATAGCATCATCCCGCATTTCTTGGGGATACCCACGCGCTGCCATCGTTGGCTCTTTTGCCCGCTGGATTGTGGCGGCGGATACAGGTGCATCGCCCTTTTTGATGTTGATGATCACGGCCATGATTATGCTCCTGCCCAAATGCTAAATTCAGTTGACGCGCCGGGGGCCACGATGGGCTTGATCCACGTTTGCCCGCTGTCTGTGATTTCGGTGTAATCGCTAGGGTGCAGGACAACGCCATCGCGTACAATCATGCCACGCTGGCCGACCTTGTAGCCGTAAGGTAAGCGCAGCCATGGGGCATCATCGCTGGGGTCTGCTTCGTAGAGGGACACGTTGTCTAGTGTGGACGTGGAGGAAGTATTTGCCCAAGAGGACAAAAATACTGTGCTTGTTGTTGCAGTAAATGCATCGGGGTCTGGTAAGAGTGCAGTGATCGAGCCATAATTTACAGTCCCCACCGCAGTTCCTACATTAAAAACAGCACTTGTACCCACAACATCTGCGGACACTAGATAACGCAAACCAACGACAGTAGAAACACTTTGATATGGATACCCCGCAACACCTCCTGCACCCCTAACAATTTCCATCTTGCTGCTGACTGAGGAGAAAGTAATGTCACCAGAACCACTAGCCGTCCAACTTGTTACGTCCGTATCAAACGTCCCGTTGGTCACAAGGTTCGTAAAGTCACACCTGACAAGATCAGGGGAAACCCGTTGTTTCAGGCCAGCAAGTTCTGCCAGCTTTTCTCGTAGGTTGAGTGCGGGGGATGTGCCTGCTGCTGCCATTTTACTGTCTCACAATTCTGCTGTTGTTGGCGCTGATGGATGTTGTCACTGCGGTTGCGTCCTCAGACACACGTACAAGCCCGTCAAATACTGACATGCCGCCGCTGGTACCCACGTGTAGCAGGCCCGTAACCTTGTCATGTGCAAGGGCTGTCACTACGTCTGATGAACCGTTCAGTGTGACCTGTGCGCCTTCTTGGAACATCCACTTTTCGTCGTTGTAGATTTTGCGGATTTGCTCGGGGGTGGGGGCTGTTGCACCGATGCGGATAAGGGCGGCTGTCAAAGCTGTGGCACCCGTGGATGCGTGATCACGACCGACCCTAAGCGTGGCAGACGCTACATCTGTATCAGCTGAAGATGTGGCAGTTGCGACTACCTCACCATTGATGGCTAAATAGACTGTTGAGCCAAAGCGGTATGCTGCAAGATGCGTCCACGAAGAAGGTGCGTTGTAGGCGTAGTTGATCACCAAAGTCCCGCCCAGATACAGCCTGACCGTGTCGCTGGTCGTCTGAAGGTAAAAGGCTGCGGTGAAACCACTGTCCTTGGAAATAATCGGCGTGGTAGCTGTACTACTAATCTTCGCCCACCCCATCACACAGAAGCCCCCAGTGCCAAAATCAAGATCACTGTTGTAGGGTTGCTCAAGGTAATTGGTTGCAGAGAAACCGCTATAAGCCACCAGTTCCGCCCCAGTTGCTACGGCTGTTTTGGTCACTGTGCCGTTTACTGCAAGGCCATTGGCATTTACGCTGCGGTCTGCGATTGTATCCAACGCCACAAGGTCCGTATCGTCTGTGCTTGCCAGCCATGCCCCTTTTATGTCCCCCGGCATCCAGCCTGTGGAGTAGTCGGAGGTCACAAAGCAGTTCATTGCTGTTGACGTAACCGTTGTGAGGCGGTTTCCGTAAATGTCGCCCAAGAATGAAACACCTGTATTCGCAGACAAAACGCGGGGTAGTGAGCGCGTTAAAAGGTCGGCTGCGTTTAGTGGCGGTTGTGGATACGTTGTGGAGGAACCCAAATAAAGATAAGTGGAGCCTGAATGTGCGCTGTAGCTTTGGCCTGCCAGATCGGCTGTCAAAAGTGGGTGTTCATGGTAGGCACGGTCAGAAGAAACCGCATTGTTCTCACCGTTCCAGCACACAAGTTGCCGCTCTTCATCGAAGTGAATACCTGTGACTTGTGGAAACGATGTAAACACAAAATCGTAGACTGTGCCGTCACTGTTGATCTGTGACCATCCGCCGTCCGTACCCACCAAGATCGTAGGCTTGGGCAGGCCAGTGGCAGGATCAATCGGGGCGTTGGGCAGCGTGGTGATTGCTACGTCATTGGCTAAACTGCTAACAAGGGCTGGCAGAGAATTGTCCAGAGTTTCCGAACCTGCGTTAGCAACACCAGACGCCCAACCGCCGAAGGCGACAGCCTCGCAACTTCTGCCCAAACGGTCGCCAGCAAAGTCAATCCGCGTAACGCCGCCACCAGTGCTAAAATAAGTAGCAAAAACAACTTCACCATTCAAAGCGTCTACACTTTTTGCAACACGAACACTGCGCCAATAGCCTTTTGTTGTAGGGGACGCCCACGGTACAAAAACACGCCACATGCCGCCTGTCTGGGCATCCCAAATGATAACCCTTGCGGTCTCTGCGGTGATATATGCCACTGCCGGAAACTCTGCACTGCCTGCGCGTGTGGTTGCTGTTACAGTCCCCAATCCGGCGTCAATTATCTCGTAGAAAATATTCAAACCTGTGTGATAATAACAATCTCCGTTGACGCCCCCAGCGGTAATAGCTGCGTTAAAATTAGGAACCTCCCCCAAATAGGTGCCTGTTGTCCGGTCCTCTTGATACCAGCTTGCCCGCTTGTTGAACCGCCATGCGCCCCCGTCAAAGTCCTGCGTGGTGTCGTAAATTATGCCGTCTACGATGGTCTCAGAGAACGCAAAGGTCAGGCCCGCAAGGTCTTGCCATGTGACTGCACTCAGAGCATTTGCTGCTTCTGCTGCGGCTGTTGTAGCGTGTCCTTCTGCTTGACCACTGTATGTTAGTGCATTAGCTTCTGAAGTAGCAGCATTGGTCTCAGAGTTTGCAGCATTAGTTTCTGAGATACCTGCATTAGTTTCTGAAGTAGCAGCATTTGCAGCGGAGGTAGCAGCAGCAGTAGCAGAGCCTAGAATACCATCTACATAACCTTTTCTTGTCAGATCATCATCAGTAGTAGGGGTAGCAGTAGAGGTAGCTTTATTAGCCCCAAGTACAATGTTACCCGTCATAGTCCCACCAGCAATTGCCAGTCGAGTATCACGTTGAGTATCTACATAAGTCTTATTAGTTGCATCAGTACCAGCAGTGGGAGTGTCAAGACCAGTGATCTTATTCGTACCCATAGCGATAGCACCTGACATGGTACCACCAGCTAAGGGTAATTTAGTTGCAATAGAGTTAGTTACAGTTGTGGAGAAGTCTGCATCATCACCAAGAGCAGCGGCTAGTTCATTCAGTGTATCAAGAGCACCGGGAGCAGCAGCTACAAGGTCAGAAATAGAAGTATCTACATAAGTCTTATTGGCAGCATCTGCACCAAGAGTAGGGTTAGGTAGGCCAGTAATAGTAGCTGCACTGCCAGTATCCATATCAAGGGTACCAGAGATAGTTACATTATTAAAGGTAGAAGAACCAGAGGAAGTGATATCCCCAGTTACATTACCAGTGATATTACCAGTTACGTTACCAGTTACGTTACCAGTGACATTACCTACAACATCACCAGCTACATCACCTACAAACCCTGTATTAGCAGTAACTACAGTACCTACGACAGTAGAAGGAGAGGTTGCACCAATCTGAGCACCATCAAGTGTACCACCATTGATATCAGCAGAGGTAATAGTAGCTGTACCAAGAGTTGTAGCCCCAGTAACACCCAGAGTTCCACCAATAGTGGCATTGTTTGTCAGGGTTAGATCATCTGCATAAATAACTTTAAACCGGAGAGAGGTTGTACCCAGATCTACATCACTATCTGTAACGGGATAAACTACACCATCCTCAAGACGGACCTGTTCGACTGCAGCAGCAGAGACTTCAACAAAGAACCCTACACGGTTATTACCAGTATCAATAGCTACTTTATTGAGTGCATCCAAGTCTGCAATAAGTGGTACATAAGAACCTTCATCAGAAGACCCATCATGTTTGTGGCCTGTAGTACCAGTTGCATCAAAAGCAAAGGCATCACGAATCTTGTTGTACTCTGTATTAAGAGGAGAAGAACGAACTACCGCTGTAGGTACTAGGTCCGAGCTTGACTGTCTTGTATATCCAGACATTGAGTATCCTTATCTTTTATCTGCTATTGCATAGCTTAGAACTAGTGCTTCGATAGAGTGGCTTGCTTGATCTGTAGTGGTAACATAAGTAACAGAGACTGACCTACCAGAACCTTCTACTGGTGTCCTACGGAGAGGGCTTGGGTTACCATCGTAGATACTTGTTTCATCGTAAGTAGCAATACCGTAGAAACTGGCAGCACCTTCTGTATTAAAAGTGTAGTCTGAAGGGCTTAAAGTGTACTCATCTTCATAGTCGTAAGTTAAACCCATAGTTACATTAATAGCACCGTCTGATCTGAGGTAAGTGTAGACTTCATGGACTACTTTTCTATTAATTGGATCATCCATGTGGAAGTAGGGGGTTTGAAAAACAGATTCAATAGCGGTTCCTGCAAAGGTATTACCAGACTCCTGCCTGAAGACCCTGCCTACAGAATCCCCATGAATTACAAATTCCTCATCCCCGATATAGCTAGAGTCTCCACAAGCCATGTTTACTCCAATAAGACGGGAGAACTCAAAGCCTCGGTTTCCTCCACCAGACCTACGAAGTGCTCCAATAATACCGAGAGCTTCAGCATCAGGGAAGAACATACGGAACTGTGACTTCTTATTGAGTACAAGTATTGAAGCCTTAGTTACATCTTCTGTGACAGGTAGGTTCTCAAAGACTGATTGAATTGGTTTGGAGACAGTATTAATCTCTACATCACCAATACGATCTGTACCACTAATAGGACGGATACCATCAGGGCCAAGGAAGAGAAGATCACCGTTAAACTCTACCACAGAGTCAGGTGCAACGCAACCCAAATTTTTAGTTACATCCTGCAGAGCAAAGTTAGCTATAGACGAACCAACAACCTTTTTAATATTATTTGTACCAAAGATATAAAGAGTATCCCTGAAAGACCGGATAGCGTTGACCTTAAATCCTACATTGATTACACCAGCACCATTAGCAGGAGTAAAGTCTGTAGGGTCTTCTGGTGCAGAGAATACAAGACTGTTTGGCTCAGAAGTATCCCCAGAAATAAATAGGTGGTTAGAGAAGGATTCACAGAGAGAGGGGGTAGGAAGTACACTGCCAGTGGTTACTTGACTGTAGGTAGTACCATCCCACAAAGCTAGAGGGTTGATTCCATCTACTAGAGCCAGTCTAGCTGTACCCCAGTTAAGTTTTGCAAACCTTACTTTCTCCACCCCAGTCATTGTAGGAGTACCCACAGTTGTAGGGCTAATCCAAGCTGAAGTGCCATTATCCCAATAGTGGAAATAGTCATTGCCTGAGGTTGGTTTCCTGCAACCAAAGACACCATCATTCAAATCTTCAAAGACCGTAAGACCAAGAGTAGCCCCAGTTCCGGGAAGAGTGCCGTAGTCGTTAGTGAACCCCTGAATACGCGAATAGCCCCCACGGATGGAAGGCTCATAGTTAATCAACCTGATTGCTGTGCCGGGGAATTGAGTTGCCTGAGTAAGTACATCAAGGCTAGTAAACAAACCCCCCGCACAAGAAACTGGAAAGGAGCGTATCTCATCCATTAATTGAGTCGTCCTTTTCTCTTACCTTGGATCATGGTAGAATGGGCATCAATAGGTTCATCAATAAGAACCCTACGCATTGTGCGGATACCCTCATCAAAGGCTTGTTTATGGATCATTGCGGATTCATTATTAGAACGGAACCGCATCATATACATCATAGCACCATCAACAATAATGTGGTTAAACCTTGCAGGGACTACTGCTTCATCATTATATAGGGTTAGTGCTGTAGGAATTTTCCAGTAAGTGTACTCTACTTGGTACGCCTTATTCGGTACTGGAGTTACCCCAAAGGATTCTCCATAGGTTTGGTAAACAAAATAAGGTTGAGAGATACCAGAACCACTATCGCCATACTCATCTTCCATCTTATGATTCTGTACATATTGTTCAAAAGTAAGAGGAGTGAGAGTCTTAGGTTCAGCACCTAGTGTGTCATTCTTTTTAAGGAAGAAGGTATCATAGTCAGGAGAGGAGTAGTCTGAAGGGAAAGCGTAAGTGCTTGTACCTGCTACCAGAGTCTCTGTGTAAGCTTGTTTCAGAAAAGGCCATTCTTGACCAGTCTGACAAATCTCATAGATTGCGTTATTCACTGCACTCTTTGCGAGAGATTGGACGTTCCGAACTGTAGAGAAACCTTCCCCACCAGTATCCAGAGGAACCTCATTCAACCTTGTCAGAACTAGATTTGTAAGTGTAACGAAGTTTGACATTGAGCTTCCCTAATTAAAGATAGAAAGAGGGCCACCCTTTCGAGCAGCCCCCGATCAGTATTTAAACTTGATCCCGTGCGACTTCAGCAGCAGACTTATCTGCACCGAAACCATCCAGATCCATCAAGTATGCAAACACACGGATCACACCAGAAGTATCTGGAGTTGTACCAATGAGCAGCATGTCGATGGTGGAAGCAGAGGAGCTAACGATAGGGCAAGCAGTGCTAACCATAGTTGCATAAGTACCTGCAGTTGCGCTAGTAATAGCACCACCGTCTACGAATGCATCAACGTCACCACCAGTAATACCCAGATCGAAGGTAGCTGTTGTACCACCCGCAGGGGCAGTAACAATTTCAGTACCAGCGAAGAGTACAGCTTGGTTGGCACCAACGTCAATACACTCAATGACGTCAGCAGCAGCCAGAGCACCACCTTTAGCAGTTGCAGCAGCGGCAAGATCAATCTCTACCTCTACCATGTAAGGCTTGCGATTAGGATTACCCCGACCGCCTTCTGCCTTAGCAAGAGTTGTAACAGTAGCCATAGTCTAGTTCTCCTTTATGCGAGGTTATATTTTGCAGTTGTAAGAGCTTCTGGACGAAGAATCTTACGACCGTAAAGATGAAGACCACGGCAAATGTCAGCAAAGCTGTCAGGATCACGGTAAGTCTCTGTCTTGTTGATCTGCTCAGCAGTTGCTACAGCAGAGTCATGACCTGCAACGATAACACCATAGTCAGTGTTCTGGTTGGCTGTACCAGTTGTCGCAGCACCACCACCAACAACAGGCAAGTTGTTAGAGACGTATACGCGGAAACCATTCCAGTTGTTCAGAACCAGACCATTGCGCAGTGCACCAGAATCACCGAAGTCAGCATTCAGGAAACGAGAGTCTTCGTCCTGCAGAACTTCCATCATTACTGGGTCAATAACCAGCCAACGGCCAGACTTATCAACACGCTGTTGGTCCAGCAAACGGCCCATACGGTTAATCAACATAACCGGAGAGACATAAGCTGTTGGCAGGGCAGTAGCACCGGGGAGACGAGCAGCTACAGGGATCGAGTGATCGCCAGCAGAACTAGTTGTGATGTTACCAAAGCTACCTTTGATGATCTTCATGGAAGTCAGCAGTTCGTCGGAACCAGCAGTAGAGACTGCCTTAGAACCGTTCACTACGTCATTCACTGTGTCTGCATTTGAGTGCAGAGAAGACTGCTTGTAACCTGACAGGTAACCAAGGGCTTCTTGGTCATGCTGGTCAGCCAAACGGTAGGCTGCACGGTTAGTTGCGAGGTCCATGAAGTTTACGTGGCTGTGGGCTTCTTCCAGATCGTCAATCTTGAAAGCAAAAGAGTTTGCCTTGTCGATTACCAGAGAGAAGTCCTCGTCATCCAAGTCTTGTGCTTGAATCTGGGAACCACGCTTATATTCACTTACAGTGATTTCAGGCTCTTTGATGATACGTACTGTATCACCCTGAGAAGCAATCTCACCGAAGTAGTCAGAGTTAGAAATATCGCCTACGACTGTAGACTTACGGAAAGCCAGTTGGACTTTCTTTGAGTAGATTACGGAACTGAAGTTACCGTTGGGAAGGTTACCATAACCTCCTGCTGTTGCAAAAGCCATCATTATTCTCCTATGATATTTGGCTGAATTAGAGCTAAACACATACAAGAAGAGGCTGTCATTTTCTAGGGTGCATCAATCCGTCAGTCGGCCAACTTCAGGATCAACGGGCCTATACTCAGGCAGGTGATTCTACTTATTGTTTACTCTTAGAAGTGTAAGGGGATAAAGGAGATAAGGGTGTCCACAATGGGAGGCCTTATTCTCCTTCGTACCCTAAGTTATACTGCAAGAACTTTAGAAGTCAAGCAATAATTTAAATTAACGTGCACCACCAGTTAGATCGTAGAAACCGGGGGTCTTCATATCTTTCTGAATCTGTTCCCAATTCTTCTCGAAAGCTTTGTCAGACATTTTCTGAACATCACTCTCACGGAATTTAACTTGACCAGCTTGCACTGAAGGAGAGGAATTAGAACGAGAGGAGATACTAGTAGCAGCTTCTCGTGCAGACTTCTTCCGTTCTGAGGGGGTAAGACCATTATCTACATTGTAGAGGTCAATCACACGGATTACAGAATCAGGGTCATCCTCATTCTCATACAGTGCATCTTGTACCCACTTAGGTTGATCTGCTACCCAATCATGGAAGTCATCAGAGTTTTTCAACTCATTAAAGTTTGGGTGGGCTTTAGTAATAGTAGCTTCAGCCTTACTCCGGTTGATTGCTTCTTCCCGTTCATCCAGTAGTTTAAGGCGGGCATCAGCAGATTCAAACTTCTCTGCAGCTTTACGTTCTGCAATAGTCTCAATAATACTAGCTACATCAGGGAACTTCTTAGCCCAAGCCTTAAGTTCTTCTTCTGTCTTAGGTGGCTTGATATCTTTACCTTGGTTCTCAAGAGCAGAGATACGTGCTTCTAGTTCTTGTTTCTCTTTAGCTGCATGACGGCGTAGGTCACCATAACGCTTCTTAAAGGTCTTCTCTTCAGAAGATAGGTTGTCCTCTTCAGGCTCTTTAACCTCTTCTACAACTTCTTCTGTCGTAGCTTCTACTACTTCTTCTTCTTGTACTTCCTCTACCTCAGGGTTCTCCCCTTTCATCAAGGCTTCAAGTTCAGCTTCTTCTCGCTTGATTCGATCTTGATTAGGACGTACAGAGTTAGGTTTGATCATCACTTTATTAGACATTTTATTTCCTTGTGTTGGGGCCTGCGGTATTGCAGGGTAGCCTTATTGTCTCTATTACTTAGAGGCTAGACCTTTTTTCTTTGGTTGAGTTTTCTTAGTCGTGGTAGTTTTCTTTGTAGTCCGCTTCTTCACGAGACCACCTTTGTTAAATTCACCTCCACCGAGACCATCTGAACTGGAGTTACTACCACTACTTGAACTAGAGCTACCAGTAACACTTGTAGAGTCATCGTCATCAGTAGTACTAGAGGATGTTACAGAGTTAGGTGTTCCGGGTCTTGCATTAGGCCTACTGCTTGTAGTAGGGGCAGTCGTTTCTTGATTACTCTTATAAGACCCAGAGTCGGGATCATAAGTCATATCCCTACCGGATACAGAAGCCATAGCATCATTGAAGGCTTCTTGACTTGTGAAATTTTCTACAGATAGGTCTGTGTTTGGTGTTACCGAAGTTAGATCAATACCTAACTCCTTAGCTCGATCTTCCATGCTACTCTTATAGTTATTTGCCACAGCATTCAAACCCTTGCCAACAACACCTCCCACTAAGTTAGCGATACCTAGAGCCACATTTACTCCACTGCTATTCATCCTACCATAAGCATCTGAGAGTTGACTAGGATTCATTTCTTCAACAGAGACACTCTCCTCCCCCTTGGAAGGTTCATCATTACCCTCTTCTGCTGGACCACGGTTAGCCAGTTCCATTGCTTGAAGTTCTTCTGCTTCAATCTCTTCTTGAGTCTTCTCCTGAGA